ATGGGATTCTTTGACAAGAAGGTCATTATTGTCTTTGATTTCCAACATCCTGTAGAAAACTATTTGTTCTCTGTTGACGGATTACCAAAAGGAAAAGGTGATTATCGTTTTTTTGAACCAGGTAATCATTTTTCAGAAAACATTTATATTCGATATTGTACGATGGATGAGGTAGATGAACACCTTGAGATGTTCACAACTTACTTGACAAAGTATAAAGATATGATAGAATTAGAGAAACCGACTGGTGATGATACCAGTTTTTATAAAGA